CGATGTAATCAGTTTCCACCGAGTTGTTATTCTGGATCACCGGCGCAGTAGCCAGCATCTCCAGAGCATTGGCAATACGGCCAAGCGTGTCCAGTGCCTGCACGGCCTTCTGGTCTGCGTTGCCTGCATTGATGGCCAAATCTCTGGCCAGGCTCACAATCTGAGCCAGTGCCTCATTTGCTGTGGCCTGGCTGTTTCCAGCCAAAACCTCAATACCAGGCGTGTCCGGTGATGGCGCGATCTGATCGGCCAAGGCAAACAGACGCTCGAACTGCTTGACCTGCTCGAAGTTCTGTAGGAACGAGGCGAGCTGGTCGCGTGTGAGGTTGAGCTTTTGCGTTGCCATCAGTAGGCCAATGGCTCGATCTGAGCCTCAAGACGGATAAATGACAGGTGCGCCTGGCTGTCGCCACGGAAACGCTGGATGCGCCAGTTACGCATGTGGCCCTGTTGGAACCAAGCAAGACGCTTTCGGCTGCCGGTCGTGCCTGCACGGATGCTGCGGTCTTGGCTCCATGCCTGTCCGTCCACGCTGTAGCTGGTCGAGATCATTGGATCGACGCCAAGCGCCACACTGCCAGTCAGGCTGACCAGCTCCAACTCGTTGAAGATCGCGCCGTTGCTCTCGTTATAGACGATCAGCGTGCCAAACTCCCAGCGCACGATTTGGCCCCAATGACTGCTGATGTTGTCCACCAGGTATCCGATGGCATTGGACTGCGGGTCACCGATCAGCCACTTGTCGTAGGCCCAGACCAGATTCCTTGCGCGATACTGACTGAAGCCGAATTGGCTGGTGGTCAGCGTGAACCAGACTGGCTGGCTCAGCTCTCCAGTGGCAGCTGCATCAAACACCAAAGTGCGGTCTGGCAGGTGGACGTACAGGTGCTGGTGGGCCTTGTCGTTGCGAGCCTCCAGCTTGACGCCAGCCAGCTGCGCTTCGGTGTAGCCGAGCAGAATCTGGTCGATCTCCTGAGTGCTTATTTTTTGAGCAGTTGCGTTCGCGCCAAGGTAGATGCCTGGCGCTTCATTGCGGCCAGAGCCGAGGAAGGCAACGCTCTCCACGAACACGCAGCAGCCGAACGTGCCGATGACGCCCTTCTGAATCTGTGCGCCATCAATGCGCTGGAACGGAAAAAACTCGCCGCCTACGTTGTCGAACACCTCAATGGTGTTGCGGTTCAGCGCGTAGACCTCGTTGCGCAGTTTGAGCAGCGCCACCACGGGGTCGGGGTCAACTTCGCTGGAGCCGTACTTCAGAGGATTGACCTGTGTCGGGTCGGACAGCTCGGTCACGATCAGGCTGGTGCCATCAGTGGTCATGAAGTAACCATCCACCCAGACCACATCCAGCACAACGCCGAGATCGGGGTCGGTCACTTGAACCAAGCCAAGTGCGCTGTTCCAGTAGTACAGGCGGCCGCCGGATGCGATGGCCAGACGGTCGAAGCTGTAGTCCATCGTCACCAGGGTGTTGACGGGGCCGCCAACATCACCCAGCACGGTCACAGCGCCATTGCTGGCTACAGTCACCAGCTTGGTGCCCATGACGCGGTAGCAGACGCCATTCCAGTTGATGCCACCACGGTCGATGCCTGGGCCAGTGCCGTTGCCGACGATGCCGTCACCAGGACGCAGAAAACCGGCACTGATGCCGGACTGCTTTGGTACTGGCACCAGGTTGACAGGATACGACGTGCGCAGGTCTGGCCCGTTGTCAGCGTAGATGCCGTTGAGGATTGGAATCTGCATGGATTACCACTTGACCTTGTTGGCCCAGTACGCTGCGCTCATCTTGCCCTTGGCGATGTTCTCAGCGTGCCTGGCCTTGAATGATTCGCGCCGGGCTTTGTCCGACTTGGACTCGCCTTCGCGCTTCGGAGACCCGGACACGCCCTGCTGACCAAAACGGATGGTCTTGACCTGGTCGCCATCCTTGGCCACCACGACGTGGGATTTGGTCGGGTGCAATGGTGTGCGCTTGGGCTTGTTGAAGCCCTCCACACCGACGCGAGCCAGACGCGGGTCTTTCTTTGTGGCCATCAGGCGATCCTGTACCAGCTGTTCAGAGACTGCACAAAGCGCATGCGGAAGAAGTCCTCGGCTGCAAGCGTGCTTGGGTCGCCATAGGCTGCAGATGCGCCGTTCAGCGCCAGCGTAAAAGCAGTGATCTGCTGTGTGGTGGTGATCAACACCTCAGTGCCATCAGGCGTCTGGGTGTTCAGCGGCAGGGTCACGGTGCCGGAGGCCAGCGTGCCAGCAGGCTGGATCAGCATCCACTGCTGCTGGCTGACAGGGGTCGGCACGGTGATGTTGAAGCCGGTGCCTGGCGTCGAGATGCTGGTGGCCAGCGTCGGGGCCGCGAAGGTCTGCTGGAAAAGCGCCAGCAGGGAACCGATCGGCAGGCGTCGTGCGTCTCCGTTGTTCGGGGTGTAGACGGGGATCTGGTCGCCAGTGGAAGCCTGGAGCAGCAGCGGCAGTTGGTTGATTTGTGGCATGGTTTGTCCTCAGTTGTACTCGATGGGGCCGTCCGGGCCTGCGGTGACTGGATCGACCGGAGGACGCAGGAATGGGTTGTCGTACACGCGCCATGGCTTGTTGCCAGCGCCAGACGGCATGGTGACGGGCATCTGCTGCGGAATGGGTGCTGTCGCACGCTGCAGCAGGGTGTTGTAGCTGTCCTTGGCCACGGCCTTGGTCTCTGGCATCACCACCTTGCCGTAGCCAGGTGCAATGCGGATGGCCAGATTGGTGATGATGGCCTCGTTCGCGCTGTCTGGAACTTCGGACGGCTCGTCAAGGTCGCTGTACTGTGGGCTGCCTGGCAGTGGGTAGCCCAGCCGGATGCCTTTGCCGTTCCAGTCTGCGATCATTGCATCGAGGCGACGCAGTGCGGTCTGGAGCTGCTCGGGTTGCAGGTCGAAGACATAGGATGCAAGGCCGATTTCCTCGAATGCGGCTGCAACGAACTGGCGCTTGCTGTAACCCATATCAGGCCTCCTGCTTGCTGAGTGCTTCGGTGATCATGACCAGCAGCTTCTCGTCGCTGGTGCGCTTGGTGAACGTCAGGCCGAGTTCTTTGGCCTTCTCGATCAGCTCGATGCGGGTTGGCGCTGCATTGTCATCAGGCACGGCCGAGACTTCAACTGCGACTTCTTGCAGAACCTTGGTGACCTGCTCGGCCATCAGGCGGTGATTGATGCCGTCAATTGGATTGGACGGCTTTCGCTTTTTGATGGGCTTTTTGTTCTTGGCCCACTTGGGCGCGAGGATGTTCTGTTCCATCACTTGGCCTTCTTTCTTGTTTTGGCTGCGGCCTTGAAGGCGGCAGCGGTTGGCGCACCTTTTGTGCCTGGCTTGCGCATGCGCTCAGGCGTCTTGCCTGCAGCCTTCTGGCGCTCAATGCGCTCACGCTTGGCGTGAATGTTGGCATACAGGCCGGGCTTCATTTCTTGGCCTTCTTGGGCGCTTTGCTGGGCTTGCCAGCAGCCTTGGCGGCTTTTGTGGCGACGTTCAAAGCGATGGCCACAGCCTGCTTTTGCGGCTTGCCAGCCTTCATTTCCTTCGAGATATTCTTCCCGATGGACTTGCTTGAGTAACCTTTGGTCAGTGGCATTTTGAGCTCCTATGCAGAAAGGGGGGCCGGAGCCCCCCAGTCTTTCGCCAGTTTACTGGTTGAACAACAAGATTCCGGACATCTCGGGGTTCTTGTTCACGACGCCGAACAGCGTGTCCATACGATACTTGATGGTCATGCTGTCAATGTCGTAGAACTTCTGCATCACCAGCTCGATGCCCTGGTCGGTGGTGGCACGCATCACTGCGACGCCAGCATCGGAAGGCACGGCATAACGGCCAGGCAGAATTTCCAGCGAATCACGCTGCCAGAACACGTTGACCTGTGCGGTGTTCACGTTCAGGAAGGTGATGGCAGCTGTGTTCGAAGGCGTGGCAACTTCCACGTTCTTGTACTGCAGCTGGGCGTCGGTTGGAGTCAAGCCTTGTGCGCCGATGATCGGGGGGGTGATCACCAGGGTGGTGCCACCTGCAGGCACGCTCACGACGCGGAAGGTCTTGAGCTGACCAGTGGACTGCTTGGTAATGTGATGCACAGCGAACACGCCGCCGATGGTGAACGAGTCACCAACACGAACGTTGGCCGAAGAGCTCACGGTCACGGTTTGGAAGCGGTTGTCCACGTTGATCTGGCCGCCAACCGAGGTCGAGGTGGCCTGTGGCGTGTAGTTGGCCTGAGTGCCTGCGCCATCGGTGTCGATGGTGATAGCACCACCACCAGCAGCAGCGAGCTGACGGTTGGCGTAGTCCATCTTGTAGGTCTCGAAGCCAGCGACCATGCCGACGTAAGAGCGCTCATAAGCCTTGTCAGACTTCTGGTTGCCAAACGAACGTGCGGTGCCAACCAAGTTGCCAGCCAGGCCGTTGTAGTCGCGGCTGGACAGGGCCATGAAGCGGTCGTAGTCAGGCACGCCTTGCTCGTTCATGATGGCGTCGCACAGGGCCACGTCGTCATAATCACCAGCAGCAGCGGCAATCGGCACCACCAGCGAACCCAGACCAGCGGCTGCGTTCATGATAGCGACGTTGATGTCGCTGGCCAGCTTTTGCTTGGCGCTCTCGCCCAGGCGGCCTTCTTGCAGCGCATCGCGCAGCTCGAGGGAGGTCATTTCCCAAGGCACGGTCTTGCTGAAGCCCAGGGTCGCAGGCACGGCCAACTGCGTCATGCCCTGGTAGCCGGGGATCGGCGTGCCAGGAGTGCTGTTGATCGACTGAGCGATGTAGGGCTGGGGACGCCAGATGGTGTTGTTGGCACGTTCCATCATCGTCTGGTCGGTCTGGTAGACCGAGACGTTACGGGAAAGCACCAGCGCGTCTTGGAAGCCTTCGAGGAGGTCTTCAAACGCAACGCGCTCTTCTTTGGAAAAACTATTCGACATGATTCGGTTCCTTTAAAAATTGGATCAGTTTTTTGCCGCTTTCTGTCGCTTGTACTGGAGCACTTTCGTGTAGTTTCCAGTCTTTTCAGCTTCAGCTCGCAGCCGTTCAAGGGTTGAGTCCACAGCGCCAGAAACTCGGCCAGTTGAGCTGACCATCCTTTCGGGTGCAGGGGCTGCCTTACGGTTCGTAACTTTCAATTCCTTCTCCAGTTTCGCTACCGCAAAGGCAAACTTTACGGGGTCTTCAATTTTGGCCAGCTCTGCCGCCTTCTTCGGGTTCTTGCCGAGTGCGTAAATCACCAGTGCCGGATTGTCCGCGCCTTGCAGCACGACGCCCTGCTGCGTGACGTTGAAGAGTTCCTGGGCCACAGCCTCGGCGTCCTCAAAGTCTCGCACGCGCAGCTCAGCTTTCGCTTTGCCGTACCCTTCGAGCTTTTCCTGCCAGGCTCGCTGTTGCGCTTGCTCGGCCTGGCGAGATTTTTCAACCTCGGCGTCGGCTTGGCGCTTGCGCTCGAACCAGTCTGCCAGTGCAGTCTCGAATCGGTCTGCGTCGTATTCGTAGTCCTCCAGCTTCGGCTTCGGGCCAAGAGCGACCGGCTTTTTCTCAGTCGTTTGGTTCAGCTTCGCTTCGAGTTCTCGAATGCGTTTTTCCTTCTCACGGTTTGCCTTACGCAGCTCTTTCACCCAACCAGGTGCCTGAGCGTGCTCATCGGGAGGTGGCGCTTCCTCACCAATGGATACGATCACTTCGTCGTCGTCGCCTTCGTTGTCGTCAGTGTTGGAATCGTCCTGGTCGCCGGTGGAATTTTGCTCACCAGCCACTTGCTCAGTCTCGATTTCCTCTTCCTGATCTTCGACTACTAAGGTGTCGTCGTCGTTGCTCTCATCTCCAAATTCTGCCTTTTTGTTCATTCAAATACCCCATTTAACTCACCCATTTGAAACGGCTGGGTGGGATTCCGTATAACCACATTCTCCACTAAAACGCTGTCATCTGACAACGGGTTGCACTTGTTCGCCAAGCGCAGCCTGCTGAATCGCCTCTGTGGCGGTCAGCGCCATGTTCTGATCGATCTCGCCAGTCTTGGCCAGGGTCTCTGCCGTCTTGGCGCGGGACAGCTCTGCGTCGGCCACGGTCTTGATGGTGTTGGCACGTGCCTGGGCAGCCTTGGCCACGGCCTCTTCGGCTGCAGCCTGCAGGAATATGGCGTTCGGGTCTTGCTGCTGGCCCTTGGCTTCGGCCTCGGCCATGAGCGCTTCGACCTCTTGCTCGGTCGGCTTGACAACGCCCATGCGGATCAGGCGCTGGCGGAAGAAGTCGCGCACCTCGCTGATGCCCTCGCCTTCCATGTTCATCATGGCCATGGCACCGAGCACCTGCAGGGTTTCGGGGTCTTGCGTGATCTGCATCATGCCAGTCAGGGCGCGGACGGTCGCGGCACGCTTGGAGCTGCTGGAAGGGCCGACCTCGACGTTCACATCGAACTTGGCCATGCTCAGGTCGTTGGCCATGCGCACCTCGCCAGTCTCCTGGTCGATGGTGGGCTGCATCAGCGTGACGGTGCCAGTGCTCTCGTCCTCGTTGATGACCTTCATGGTGCGGCCTTCTTCGATGTAGACGTCCTTGGCCATCGACAGCCATACCTCGCCGCAGCGCTTCATAGCCTTGGCGAAGTTGCTCATGTAGATGAACGTCTGCATGTCCAGGCGCTGCTGGATCATCTCCACGGCCTTGCCGCTGATGTTCGACACCAGTTTGTCCGCGCCTTGCGGGTTGCCCAGAATGTCCTGCATGTCCTGCTCGGTCACCTGCAGCAGGGCTGCCATGGCCGGAGGCACGTTCGGGGCGCGTGTGTACGCCACAGGGCCGCTGACGGTCTGGCTGCCGTCTGGGCCGGTGATCGGGTTGATCAGGAGGTAAGGGTAATCCTTGAGGTTGTCCTCTGCCCACATGACCTGGTGGCCAGCGACCTGCTCAGGCGTGAGGATGGGCTTCTCGACGCTGGACAGAGCGCTGATCTCGCCCAGCTTGGACAGCTGCATGTTCTTCAGGCGCTGCGCGTCCTTGGCCAGGCGCACGTGGCCCATACAGCGCTCGACGTTGTCCACGAACCAGCGCTTGCCGTAGACCGGGATGATCGGGATGCACTTGCCTGCGATGTAGCCAGCGTCCTCCAGAATCTTGCCGCCGGACATGATGTACTTGTGCACCTTGCGCGACTTGATCTTGCGCTGGCGCACCTCTTGGCTGCCAATGGCCGCCAGGGTGTTCTCCAGCTCTGGGTCGTCCTCAAAGTCCTTGGCGCGGTAGCGTTCCTCTGTGCCGTCGATGTTGCGGAAGATGCGGATGGTCTCGGTGACGTCCTCGACCTTGTAGTATTCCGCGATGTAGACCACATCAGGCGTGCACCAGTCGAACTCGTACTGGTGGATGATCTTGGGCCAGCTGGTCGGGTCGTCGTTCCACTCTTCCTTGTAGGACTCATAGGTCATCGAGTAGATGACGTAGCAGAAACGGGCGTCGGCCTTGTCCTGGCGCTTGGCGTTCAGGTCAAAGAACACGGAGCTGTCAGCGTCGAAGATCGGCTCGATCTGGATGCGCTGGCGCTCGTTGTCCTCGTCCTCGTCATCCTCGTAGGAGGTGCGCAGACGCCAGGCACCAAAGCCACCGCCCACAGCTTCCTCGAAGGCGTTGTCGTAGGCTTCATCGGCCACGCTGTCCTTCTCGTCGGCACGGTACAGGCCATCACAGGTCTCGGCCAGCTTGTCGGACTTGCTGCCGTCCTTGGCCACATAGTCAACGGTGATGCGGTTGTTGCGGTATTCGTTGATGATGCGAATGACCGACAGCATGATCTTGTTGACTTCGAACTTCGGCTTGTTCTCGTAGATGTCCCACAGTGGGCCTTCCCACTGCGCACCAGACAAGCTGTAGAAGCGTCGGTCTTGAAGGCATTGCAGCCTTTCGTCCCGCAGCGCTGACTGAACGTTGTCGAACTGCGCGAGCGCTTCGGCGTGTACGTTAGCCAGTCGCTGATCTCGTGAAATGCGTGCCATATTTTTGCCCTCGTTTCAAGTATTTTCTCACCATTTGTTCACAGTAGGCAATGGTTTGACCGTTGCCGTCCGGTTTGCCGGGAGACGCTGCACCAGGTTGATGGCGTCGAACATCGGGTCGAGCTGGTCATCATGAGCGCCAGCCGGGAAAGCTGCAACCTCGCTCAGGAAGTCCGAAAGCCATGGCGCGTCCTGCGGCAGCACCACGTTGCCCGAGGCAATGAACGGGGCAGCGTCGTAGCCTCGGCTGATCTTGTCCTTGCTGCGTTGCACGGCCACCACAGGGATGCCCTCGCGCCGCAGGGTCTGGATCAGGCCGGTTCCGGACACCTTGTCTTCCACGTACATGCCGCGCAGGGCAGAGCCTTGGGCCACAGGGCGCATGTCGTTCAGGTGCTTGAGCCAGAAGGCCCTGGCGTTGATCAGCAGCTCGGGAGCCTCCCATTTGCCGCGCACCTGGTCGATCTTGACCGCCTGGCCAACGGTCGACCGCGCCCAGCACTGCAGCACCGACCAGTCATTGTGGTCGGCTGTTTTTTGAGCTGTGTCCACGGTGATGAAGCGAAACTCGAGCTGCGGGACGCTGGCCCAATACTTGAACCACTCGGTGTTGATGATGCCACCACCACGGGGCGCAGGCCGCTGCTGGAGCTGGCCAGCCGTGCCGTAGGGGCCGAGGGTTTTCTCCAGCTCGGACACCTGGGCTTCACCAAAGCGCTCGGGGAACATGAGCTCGCCTTCCTTGGTGCGCGGGTCAGTCCAGCCGATGCTGGTGGTGCAGCGGTGCTCAGGCTCAAAGCGCATCGGGATGCACAGGTGCACGTAAGGCAGCCCCATGTCCTTGATGACGCCGGAAATGTCCTTCTCGTTCAGGCGCTGCATGATGACCACGATGGCCGACTTGTCGGAGTTGACGCGGGTCGGCAGCGTCTCGGTGAAGGCGATCTTGGCCGCCTCCAGCTTGGCCTGGCTGTTGGCGTTGTCAGCGCTGATCGGGTCGTCCAGGATGACGCGGTCGCCACGCACGCCGGTCATGCTGGTGAAGGCTCTGGCCTGGCGCACGCCTTTGCGGGTATTCCCGAACTCGCGCTTGCCGTCCAGATCGGCCAGCAGCTCGATCGGCCAGAGCTTCTGGAACCAGTCGGACTTGATCAGGTCGCGGCAGCGTCGGCTGTCCCGGATGGCCAGCTGCTCTTCGTGGGCTGTGCCGACAAAGCGCATCTCGGGCATATCCCGAGGCCCCCACTCCCAGGCTGGCCAGATCACGCCGGTCAGCAGGGACTTCATGGAGCCGGGTGGCACGTTCATCAGCAGGCGGTTGATCTCGCCCTTGGTCACGGCCTCCAAGTGCAGGCAGATGGCGTCCAGCGCCCAGCCCCACTTCAGCTCGGCAGCCGGTTCAAGCACGCGCCAGGCACGCTTGGCAAACTCGGCCAGGCTGCGCCTGCACAGCTCGCGCTCGACGGCCAGCAAGTCAGCTTCCGTCAGTTGCATCTTTTGCGGCCATGATCTGCGCCAGCACATCGGTGCCCAGCTTGGAAACGTCCAGGGTGGCCACGGCAATCGGTGCGCCATCCTTGCCGGTCACCTCGTGGCGCTGCACATCCTTCCAGCCCATCTGGCACTTTGACCACCAGATTTGCGCGGTCGTGTCGCCTGCCATGGCTTTCTGGAAGATGCCCTTGCCGACCTGGGCGTTGGCTTTGGCCTTGCCATTCACAAGCTCGGTTGAGAACTTTTCCCGGAGCGTGTCCACATGGACGCCGTCCCGGACAAGCGCCGCGATCTGCTCAAACGGCACGCCGTAGCCGGACAGCGCCTCCACTTGCTTGCGCTCGGCATCGGTCGGTTCAAAGGGTTTGCGGCCAGCGCCAGGACGTGCGCCGCCGTTCTTTTTGGGTTCGACTGCCTCTTTTTTAGGCAGTCGGGTCGATTTTTCAGCTGTTTGCTTTGCCATTTGTAACCTCCGCGAAAGGTTCGCCAGTTTCTGCGTGAGTTGCTATTTTGCCTGTGAAATCCTGCCAGCGCTTCACAATCACATCGCAATACTTCGGATCGAGCTCCATGATTCGAGCGACGCGGCCGTTCTTCTCGGCTGCGATCAGGGTGGTGCCGGAGCCTCCAAAGCTGTCCAGGACTTGGTCGCCGCCCTTGGTGTTGTTCAGGAGCTGGTACTCAAACAGGGCCACGGGCTTCATGGTCGGGTGTTCGCCATTCCGGGAAGGCTTCTCGAACTCCAGGATGGTGGTCTGCTTGCGGTCTGCCGCCCAGAGGTGGCTGGCTCCTTCCTTCCAGCCGTACAGGCACGGCTCGTGCTTCCAGTGGTAGTCCTGGCGTCCCATGACCATGCTGGACTTCTTCCAGATCAGGCACTGGCGGACAGTCCAGCCAGCATCCTTGGCCGCGCCTCGGAAGTTGTAGCCCTCGGAATCAGCGTGCCAGATGTAGAACACAGCGCCTGGCTTCATGACCGTGTCGGCTGCCGTGTAAGCATCACGCAAGAATTGTCGGAATTGGTCGTCGCCCATCTCGTCGTTCTTGATCTTGAGCGCGTCCTTTGTCTTGCCCTCGTAGGCCACGTTGTAAGGCGGGTCGGTCAGCCACATGTCGACCAGCTGCCCTTCGCAGAGCTTGGCCAGGTCGTCCATGCTGGTGCTGTCGCCACACAGGAGGCGGTGCTTTCCCATCACCCAAATGTCGCCGGGCACGGTGCGCGGGGTTTCTGGCAGCGGTGGGGAGTCGCCGGGGTCGGTCAGGCCTTCGGTGCCAACGGGTGCCAGTAGCTCCTTGATCTCGTCAAGGTAGAAGCCGGTCAGCTCGAGGTCGAAACCGAGCTCCTGCAGGTCGGAAAACTCCACCTTCAGCATTTCAGTGTCCCAGCCTGAGTTCAGCGCCAGCCGGTTGTCTGCGATCACATAAGCGCGTTTTTGTGCGTCGGTCAGGTGCTCCAATCGGATGCATGGAACCTCGCTCATGCCCAACTTGCGTGCAGCGAGCACTCGGCCATGTCCGGCAATGATTCCCCCCCCCCCGC